AGAGATAATACAACGACTGGTAGATTGGCCTTTATTAGCAATGGTTTAGAAAAAGTTTCTTTTTTAGATAACACTGTTGGAATAGGTCAAACAGCACCCACCGCCCGACTCCAAGTCAAAGGCTCAGGCTCAACCTCCGCCACTACCTCTTTGCTGGTGCAGAATAGCAGTGGGACGGAGTTGTTGAAGGTTACTGATAGCGGTGACTTTTATATGGATAACGGCAATATTTGGAGAGCCTTTGGATATTCGTATGCGAGATTGAAATCTGGTGTATCCAGTTTATTCATTGGAAATGGTTATAGTAATTTTACTGGGACTACTTTCAATTTTGGAAGCGCTGTACCCCACGCATCAGCACACCTCCAAGCCGACTCAACCACCAAAGGCTTCCTCCCACCCCGAGGCTCGAATGCACAAATGTTAGCAATAGTTTCACCTGCTGAGGGATTGATTTTTTACGACAACACAAATCATAAACTTAATGTTTTTGATGGAACTTCTTGGGTTGCAATGCACTAATGAAGATAAGGGCTATATATAGACTATACTGGGATTGCTGTGATTATTATTACTATGGTCAAAGCAGCAACTTAAACCAAAGGTGGTCTGTTCATAAGCGTGACTTAAAAAACAACAGACACCATAGCAAACAACTTCAAAATGTTTACAACAAATATGGTTTCCCTTTGATTGAGGTTGTTCTCCAAGGTGAAGATATTGACTTAAATAAAGAAGAGTCCAAGTTGTTAAATAAGTTTGTTGGAGATACATACTGTTGCAATACATGCACTGTCCCTAATTCTAGACTTGGAACTAAACAGAGTGAAGAATCAAGGAGAAAGGTTAAGGAGTACCAGTACCTATCAGGCAAAGTAAAACCAGTTTATATGTTCTCTCGTGATGAAGAGTTTTTGCTTGGCCGTTTTGATTCTATCAGAGACGCTGAAAGGGCTATAAACTGCAACCCAAAAGATGTTCAAAAAAGTTGCAAGTCAAACGGATATTACAATGTACAAAAGTATAAGTTTCGTTACGCTGCCCAAGTTGATACATTTTTAGACCATATAAAAGAAATAGTACCATTTTAAGATATTATGTACATCAAGATTAATACTACTGTGAACTTGTCTAGCGGATTGACCATCCCTGCTGGATCTGTCGTGACGATTGCCGAGGGCTATGCGTCCATCAAAGACGAAAAGGATGGTTTGATTCCTGCCCAGGTGGCTACGTTCGTGTATGCTTCTGAAGCCGCCTACCAAGAAAAGAAAGAACCTGTTACTGGTGTAGCTGATTTCAACCCAGTATTTTCGGGTTTGGAGTTGAGCGTCAGCGATTACGCCACCAAGACGGCTGAGGGTTTGTTAGTTGATGCAGTCAAAGGTGCTTTGGTTGCTATCTATGGCGAATCAAATGTTGAGGTAATTGGCTAAGGCTAAATCCATCTCCGTCTCAAAATACCGACCAAGAAAGAAGGTCAGTAGAAAAGGTGTGCATTCCAAGAACAACCCACCCGCTAAAAAATACCGAGGACAAGGCAAATGAAACTTCCAGTCAGTTTTTCTGAGTTTAGCAAAGACCCATCAAAGGCTTTGACCTATCTGATGATTTTTGCAGTTGTGTTTCTTTACATCCGTATGGAAAACCAAGATACTTCAATCAACACCGGTTGCGAAAGTCGCTTGGTGAAATGCGAACAGAAGCTTGATCAAATGGCGGTGATGCTCAAAACCCAGGATTCTCTGTCTGCCTCTCTACGCTCTGAACTGAACACCTACAAAAACTTAGGAATCATCAAATGAAGTACTTTATTCTGACCGCACTATTGGCCGTGACTGCAACTCCTCGTTTGGAGACCGCAGACCCGTACAAGAAATATGACTTGGTGCTTGACCACGCTCAAACAAACATAGAACTCACAAAAGCCTCTATAAGCGAAGCAAAAGCAATGACCGAAGACAAGGTACAAGAAATCCAAGAAAGTGTCTTAGAAGCCAAGGAAATGGCTAAAAAGGTTGAATTGCTTGAGCGAGTGTGTGAGGTTTACTCAGTTCCCGTTCCCGAATCAATAGAACAATTGGAATATGAAAGAAAAGCCGACTCCATCCGAGTTGACAATATGCAAAAACTGAATGAAAAAGGTAATTGAATTTCTGAAGAAGATTGTCAGCGATGGCAATGAGGTATCCTCCAAGCGAGTTGTTGGTGTGTTGGGAGCATTGGTTCTGTTTGGGACTATGTTGGCCAACTCTTTTTCTCCTCTTGAAATCGCTCCCTCTGCTGAGTTGGTAGAGGCAGTTGAGTGGGTGACCATTCTTTGCTTGGGCTTCACATCGGTGGAGAAATTTTCCAAAAAGGATTAACCGCTATTTGTAAGTGATGGAAGGCCATTTTCAACGAGTGTCATTTGTGGAGTCATCGCTCCCAAAGTTCAAGGAGAACAAAAGCAAAGGCTTCATCACTTTTGGGGAGAACAACAAGTATCCCTTTGAACTGATTGACCTTTTCAACAAATCTCCAAAACACTCAGCAATCGTAACCCAAAAAGCAGCGTATCTCTCCGGTGACAAGACAGAGATTATTGGTGCTAATACCGAGGACATAGCCAAGGCTCAGGACTATCTGAACTCAATCAATGGTTATGAGGACTTTGAGTCCCTTAAAACAAAGATTGCTCAGGACTGCGAGTTGTTCAACGGGTTCGCTTTAGAGATCATTTGGAACAAAGCCAAGACCGCTATTGCTGAGATCTATCACTTGCCGTTTCAGAATGTTCGCAAGGGCTTAGAGATGGACTTTGTCTACTCCGACAACTGGGATTCTCACCGACCCGAACTGACCTATTATCCCAAGTGGAATCCGACCACTCGTGAAAACAAACAACTCTATTATTTCAAGTTCTACCGAGCAGGGCAAGATATGTATCCTTTGCCTGACTATGTAGGTGCTTTGAAGTACATTGAGATTGACACGGAGATTGCCAACTTCCATCTGAACTCCATCAAGAGTGGTTTCTCTGCTCAGACCTTGATTCAGTTGTTCAAAGGCATCCCAACTCCAGAAGAAGCGAGAAAGACCGCAAAGCGTTTCAAGGACAACTTCCAAGGCACAGACAACGCTGGTTCTGTCATCATCCAATACAACGAACCCAACGAAAACCCATCGGTCATCAACAACCTTGCACCGAGTGACTTTGACAAGTTGTTTGTTGAATTGAATCGCCAAGTCCAAGAAGAGATTTTTGTTGGTCACAAGGTTACTTCTCCAATGTTGTTTGGGGTTAAGACAGAAGGCCAATTGGGAGGCAGAAGCGAACTTGTTGAAGCATACGAAACCTTTCAGAGTTCTTATGTAGAACCCCGTCAAAAGCAGATTGACTCTTGTTTGTCTCATATTTTCAAATACATCTCTCCCGTCAAGTTAGAAACCAAGAACAATCCTCCGATTGGCTTGGACTATGTTTATTTGTTTGAGAAGGGTATCATCTCAAAAGAAGAAGCCCGTCAAGAATTGGGAATGTCTGTTGACCCTTTGACCTTTTCTTCTCAGAATCCATTCGGGTGGGATGATGACCGAGATATCAAGGTGTTTGAGATGTTTGGTGAATCAGCAGAGAACTTTGAGTCAGTAGCCATGCACTTTGCCAACGCTCTTGAATTGATGATCCTCCAATTGATTCGCTCAAACCCAGGAACTGTTCTTAGTGATTTGGTTGCTCAAATTAAAGCCGACCCATCCGCTATCTCTGAGGCTGTGGCATCTCTACAAGGTCAAGGTCTTTTGGGTGCATTAGAGGGAGGCTATGAGGTTTCTGCTGATGGTCTTGGAGAGTTGGAGAAGAACAACATCTCCGAGAATCTTGAAATCCGCTATGAATACACCAAAGCTCCTGGAGTTAGTGGCTCAGAAGTCATCCCTACAAGCCGTGATTTTTGCAGACGGATGGTTGGTTTCAGTCGTTACTATACAAGAGAAGACATTGATCAAATCAGTTTGATTTTAGGCTACGATGTTTGGAAGCGTAGAGGAGGATGGATGACTATCAAGAACTCATCTCCTGCCGTTCACCTTCCCT